ACAAAATCAGGGCGGCGCAGATGGACAAGCGGGCGGAAATGCGCGCCGCCCTGATTTTGTCTCGCGAAGGGCTGATGCGCGCGGTGATCCGCGTCAACGGACGCAACACGAAGGTCTGGCGATGGCCCGATTAGCCGCTACCACCCCCCGCATTAGAGGCGGTAGCACCCCCCCGCTAGGTGGTAGCAGCGGGGTAGGTGGTAGCACGCGCTACCGCCTAAAGGTGGTAGCGCCGGATCGCGGCGGTAGCGTAACGATGGCGGTTATCCGCCAATGCTACCACTGCTACCACCCCTACCACCTATGGGTATATATACGCACACACACATACGCACATGGGGGATTTTGGAAACCGCCTGTAGGTGGTGACGCGGTAGCGCCCCATGCCTGACCCGGCCGAAACGCGCGCGTCCGATCACGCCGCATCCCGCCGCGGCGGGGGATCATCCGTGATGCGCTCGGCCTGGCGCTCCAGCCATGCGGCCACGTCGGCCGGGATGCGAGCAGCGCGGGGCGCTGTGGATAGCCAAGCGTATCCGCTGTCCCGCGTGCGGCCCGTCGCCTCCGCGAGCTGGCCTGCCGACCACCCGATGGCGGCCAGCAGGCGACGGATTTCAGTGGGGGGCATCTGTCGCTCTCGGCTAGTCAAGAAGCAGTTCGGTGACCGAGAGCTTTGCAGCGCGGAGCTTTGCGGTGGCGGCGTGCGTCACCAACGCGACCCATTTGGTGCCGCCGGAAATCGTGGCGATCTCCTCCATTCGCCTCGGCCGGATGCGCAGCCGACAGAAGGCGGCCAACGCTTCGGCGTGCCGCGCGGGCTTCCAGTGCAGACCGTGGCAGTCGCCATGCACGTGGAACGCCTCGAACAGCGCGCTTCCGTCGTGCCGCTCTTCCATCTCGGGATAGTAGCATCCGCCTGCGGTTGCGATCCTCATCGTCCTGTCTCCTCTTTCGCCGGCCCATCTGCGCGGCGTGGGCACACTATGCGCATAATGCGCATGCACGTCAACAGCAAAATGCGTATGAGTGCGCCCCATGAATGAGACTCGCGAGACATCGCTCATCCCCCTCGCCGATGCCGTCGCGTGTCTCTGGCCCGCGTCTGACGGCCGCCTGCATCTGCGCATCGTCCGCACCCCGCCGACGCCTGAGCAACGCGCTTGGCTGGCCGCGCGTCGCGGCTACACGACGATCCTGGACGCCACCGGCTCGGGCGACGTGGAGGGCTTCTACCGCAGCGTCTGCCGCGATCCCGGCTGGGCCGGCGACGGCGAGGCGCTGGTGCGGGAGTGGTGCAAGCTGGACTGCGCGTTCGGGGCGCAGCAGCGGGTGCTTGCCAAGCAGTGCGGGTGGCTGTGACGACGCAGGACCGCGCCGCCGGCGGCATGGCGCGCCACTTGGCCGGCGCCGTGGCCGTGCCCGCCGACGACGCCGGCGAGGTCACGCTGCAGGTCGTCGAATACATCCTCGGCCATCTGCGTCGTGTGAATGCCCTGACGCCGCGGCAGTGCGAGGCCGCAGAGGAACTCGCCCGGCTCTACGGCCGTGGCGGCGGCACGCGGCCATGGGCGCGCGGTGACGGCGGTGAGCGGCACGAGTGTGAGGACAGCCGGCGCGAGTTCGCGGCGCTGCTGGAGGCGGCTCCCTACCGCTGCCGCGGCGCGCTGCTGACGCTGTGCCAAGGCGAGTGGGTGGTGAGCTACGATCCGCTGCCGTTGTGGCGCGAGGGCCTGGACGCTGTGGCGGACCGGCTGAGGCTGGCGATATAGGACTTGACCAACCCCGGCAGTCTGGAATAAGGGTGGCGCCGTGACGCCACAACTGCGCCCGCTGCCTGCCCGGCACGCGGGCGCTTTTGATTCCAGGAGGCCGCGTGACCCGCATCGCCAAGCGCCCCGGCAGCGGCAAGCCGCCGCACAACGGGTCGGCGCGCGGGGCAGGGTGGGGCGGGCCGGCGAAGGGCGCCTCTACCTCACGCATCAAGCCGGGCGATCCTGATGGCATTCAGGCGACGCGCGGCGGGTCCATGTCGCGGTGGAACCAAGAGCGGCGGGAGGCGGCGGCGGACGATGCTCGCGACCTCTACGACGCGGTTATGCGCAACGAGGAAGAGCCGACGCTGAACCGGATGGCGGCGGCGGACAAGCTGCTGGACCGGATCGAGGGGAAGCCGGTGCAGAAGCAGGACGTGACCAGCGCGGGCGAGCGCGTCGGATATGTGATCGCCGCGCCGCCGGAGGCGGCCGACGCGGAAGAGTGGGCGAGACAGCATCCGGCCCCGTAATCGTCTGGAAGCCACAGGCGGGGCCACAGACGGCGCTGCTCAAGTGCCCGGTGTTCGAGGTGTTCTTCGGCGGCGCGCGCGGCGGCGGCAAGACTGACGGCGTGCTCGGCGAATGGGCTGCGCACGCCGGGCGATACGGCCGTCACGCGATCGGGCTGATGGTGCGCCGGACGCGCACGGAACTCGTGGAGACATTCGAGCGCGCGCGGGTGATCTTCGCGCCGCTCGGCGCGGAGTTCACCGCGGTTCCGATGCGGTGCGTGATGCCGGGCGGCGCGCGCCTGACGTTCGCCTACCTGGAGCGAGACTCGGACGCGGAAGCCTATCAGGGGCACAGCTACACGCGGGTCTATGTCGAAGAGGCTGGAAACTTCCCTTCGGCGGCGCCGATCCTGAAGCTGTTCGCGACGCTGCGATCCGGCGCCGGCGTGCCGTGCCGCATCAGGTTGACGGGCAACCCCGGCGGGCCGGGGCATCAGTGGGTCAAGGCGCGCTACATCGACCCAGCGCCGCTCGGCTGGCGCGTCATCGACGATGACGGAACCGGATTGCAGCGCGTCTACATCCCGTCGCGGGTGACGGACAACGCTCACCTTGGCGCCGACTACATTCCGCGGCTCAAGGCATCGGGCAATCCGGCGCTCGTGGCGGCCTGGCTGGAAGGAGACTGGTCCGTCATCGCCGGGGCGTTCTTCCCGGAGTTCTCGATTGATCGCCACGTCTGCGCGCCGTGCGACCTCCCGGCGCATTGGCACCGCTTCCGCTCGCTCGATTGGGGATCTGCGCGGCCGTTCAGCGTGGGGTGGTGGGCCGTCAGCGATGGCAGCCTGCCAGAGTTCGCGCGCGGCGCGCTGATCCGTTACCGCGAGTGGTATGGCATGCCTGCCGGCAAGCCGAACGAAGGACTGCGCATGACGGCCGAAGAGGTCGCGCGCGGCATCAAGGAACGCGAGGTCGGCGACGCCGAGCGGATGAGCGGCTTTGCCGACCCGGCGATATTCAGCAGCGATGGCGGGCCATCCATCGGCGAGCGCATGGCGCGCGCAGGTGTCCTGTGGAAGCGGGCGGACAATGCGCGTGTCGCACGGCATGGCGCGATGGGCGGCTGGGATCAGGTGAGGCAGCGATTGAAGGGCGATGCGGAAGGGAGGCCGATGCTGGTGATGTTCGCGACCTGCCGCGATGCGATCAGGACACTGCCGGCGATGCAGCACGATGCGGCGAGGCCGGAAGATATCGACACGGAAGGCGAGGACCACGCGGCCGATGAAATCCGCTATGCCTGCATGTCGCGGCCGATGACGCGTGATTTTGCGCGCGTCGAGCCGCCGCTGCCGCCGGGCGTGTTCCGCGTGAGTGAGTTGTCGGCGGCGAAGCGGCGCGAGGAACGGGTGTGAGCGCGACGATGAACTGGGACGGCTGGCGTGTCTTTCGCGTCGTGGACCGTCGTGGCGATTTCCTCTGGTGGGAGGTTCGCGATGACAGGGAGGGCGCGACATGTTCGCTGTCTGATTTCCGAGATGGCGCTTGGCTTGGGCTGACGGACGCCGACAAGGCGCGATCGCTTAAGCGCGTGGCGAAAGTAACGCCGTGAGTGCGGTGATGAATGGTGGCTGGCGCGTGCGATGTCGCGTCTCGCGCATGGGATGCGGCGTGGGCTTCGGTTCATCGTCAGGCGCGCTCGGCGCGCTGGAACTGCGCCTTTCGCTGCACCGCTGGGAAGGTCGGCTGATCGGCGTGACCTTGGATTGGCTGGACTGGCGCAGGCGAGGCGGTTCATGTGTTTGGTGCCTGCGCATTAGCGGCAGGAGCCGCCGGCCACGTTGGCAATACTGGCCGCCG